GTTCGCCAATGAATCTGATTACAACAAACTGGGGTTTTCCTTCCCCAGGGGGAGAACTAAAAGTTCTCCCACGTACATTCTACAACCTCCTTTAAATGGAGATAATCCGTTGCAAATGTACACCCGTCAATTTCGGGCAAGCTCGTATGAGCCTTACAAGCGATGGTGAGTTTCTTATTCTCTAATTCCATGTCTTCATTAGACATTGGTTCAAAAAGATGAAAAGATTTAGCTACAATTTTTCTAGCAAACTCCCAGACTTTTACATTATGGAAATAAGACTTCTTTATTGAAGATTCCTTATTCATCAACTGCGTTATATCCTTAAGGGACATAGTGAACATGAGTTCAACAACGAGTTGTTTGTACAAAGAGGAAAACTCTTTCTCTAATTTAGAAATAGATCCGTCAACAGGGTTTAAAACATTCCTGTAATTGACTTCACTATAACCGAAAGAATTAATCTTATCCATAACACGCTTATGCATCAGCCAAAAAGGCATTTCCATGGGAACAATAGGTTTATAACGTCTATTGTGATAGTTTCTTTTAATGAAACTACACGTTCTCCGATCTAATTCACAAATTTCTGAATCATGATCAAGGGGAAATCCCATACCACCTAACCACTCCGGGACGAACCAAGGAATGTTAGGATGCTCTTTAAGCTGGTTTCTATTATAATACAAAAACCTAGACTTGGCTTTCAACCATAGATCGACAGGACAGAGCTTTTTTAAGTCTCTGGACATTGCTCCCAAATACTGTAATGGGGCCCTCTCTCTTAAATCTTCCATTTTTGAATGGGTTTTTGAGTCGATCTTACATCTTTTGCTTTGATTCTTGGAACGGCCAAGAAGGAGGCCCATATTAATGGCTTTTCTCTCTTCCCAGATACCTGTTTTCCAATCACGGTCAAATATGACTGAATTTATTGTGCAAAAGTTGGATGAAAAATACGTTTTTCCAACACTGGATTCAAGGCCTGCTACAGAGGTAAACTTCTCCCATAAGGGACGGAGTCGTTTACTCCCAGCAAAAAGACAATCATCACCATTAATTAAAAGAGGTGCAATCGGTCTTTTATCTCTATGATTGTTAGTTAATTTATAACTTAACGAATCAGCCTTTTCCATAGCAAGGCGACATAAAGCCGCATTAGCAATACAGAGAAATGGAAAGGATGTTACTGACCCCATCAACTGTCCTTCAGTTTGATCGGCAATAACTTGGCGATAATATTTAATCCCTTCCGAGGATTCTTTCTGAATCAACTCTTCTTTGTAGAACACCAGTTCATGTTCTTCTATAACCTCCACAAGGTAGACAAAAGTGTGCTTTGTCAAACTTTTCAGCAAAAGTGATTTCAAATCAGAAATTAAGAAACCATCAATCATACCATTGGTTCCAGCACAAAACTCCAAAC